TTTAGTTAAGTCATTAAATCTATATCATAATAATTTAGATTTTTATTTATACACACTTAATTTTAAATATAATTCTGAAATACCAAACTTAACCACGGTTCCTGTTGAATCATTAAGTATTGAAAACAATATGAGTTTTGTTGGAAACAAAAATGATGTATCCAACAAGAATATGTTTAAGTCAGTGTTCTTCAAAAGTAAGGTAGTATTACATACGTTAGAGCATCTTAATTTAGATCAGGCAATCTACATTGATTCTGATATGGTACCTACAGGTGATATATCTGGACTATTTAAATATTTTGATCAGGTTGAGGATTATCCGTTAATCCAACAGGGGTTGTTTGAATATCAAATAAATTACGGTAGAGGTAATCCATTCCACAATGGAGGTTTTGATGAGACAAATATTTTGGAATATCCATTAATGAAAATGAACCACATACCGGTAAAAAATAGAACGCATTATTCTGTTACATCGGTAATGGTTTACAATAAAAATTGTAAACAATTCCTCAAAGAATACGATTGGTTAAACGAGTTTGCATTTAATTTGGATCTTGAAGAAATTAAGTTTTACTATCCATTTAGTGATGAGACAACCATGAATGTTTTATTGTGGAAATACAAGTACAACAAAAGATTACCATTTTTACAGATGAACATTGATGATATTAATAATGTTAAAGAATATTATGAATCAAACTATGAGAATGAAAAAGAGGTGACATCTTATGTTAGAGTTCCTAGTAAAGAAAAGAGAAGAGACATATTATTTTTCCATGGGGCTAAAGGTGAGTTGTCAAATGAAATTGTAACATTACAAAATAATGTTTTTAACTCAAGAATAGATTTAGATGAAAATAGATATTACATTTCAAGTAATATAGATTTTGATAGAGAGTTAAGTATTATTTTTTACGATGGTGATAATTTTATATATTCTTCAGTAAGTCACATAAAAAAAGGTTTTGAATATTGGTTTTCACCTGGTAGACACCTAAATACGGTAAATGACTTAAATGTTAAAATTTACGATGGTTATAGATTGATATATAAAAAAGTGTAAAATAAATTAGATTGGTACTGATAATATTTGTATATTTGTAAAATATTATTTATAGAAATACAAACATGATTAACAATATTGAACTTATAAAACCATTACTTAACTTCACTGACGATGGTGATTTCTATATGTTGTATGTATTCAAACGTAAGAAAGATCAACCTGAAGGTGAGAGAGACAACCACCAATCAGTTCGTACCATCAAAACTTATTGTGTTGATTCTATTGAATACTTGGAGAAACGATATGATGAGATTAAACAACTTTGTGAGATGTTTAAGGCTCGTGCATACATTCACGTTCAGAAACAAAACCATAAGGATGTTTCATTGGAGATGATGATGTCCTTGGCTGAAAGAATTAAAAACGGACAACACATTCAGAAAGGTTTGTTTGACTCAGTTGTTGGACAAATAAAGACCAACGAGAAGAGGTGGATTGTTGATGTTGATAGTAAGGACAACAAAGAGTTATTAAAGGTTAAACTTGCAATTGACAGTTGTGCTCCTTTTGGGAAAGATAAAATCATAAGTGAAATCCCTACCAAAAACGGATATCATTTGATTACCGATAGATTTGATGTCTTGCAGTTTAGTAATGTATATCCTGATATAGATATTGTAAAAAAAAACCCAACATTATTATATTATCCTAAATCATTATAATTTATAACATTTAAATTTTTCTTTTGGATGTCGTAATATATTTATAAGATATGTATCATTATGTTTATAAATTAGAATTACCGAAAACAAAAGAATTTTATTTTGGTAGTAGAACATCTAAAGTTGAACCAACTAAAGATGTTTATTATATGGGGTCTATGAGGTCTTGGAAAACAGATAAAAAAAAATTAATTAAAACTATTATTAAATGTGATTTTATTAATAGAGAAGATTGTATTAGATATGAACGAGAGTTAATCATTGAACATATTTCCGATAAATTAAACAGGAATGCCCATATTCCTGATGTTGGTTTTAAAACTGTTGGTTTGGGACAATATATGGGTGAAAATGGTAAAGTTTATAGAGTACCAAAAGATGATGAGTTAGTTTTGAATGGGACATTAAAACCATTTTGGTACGGTAGGAAACATAATGAAGAGTCAAAAAAGAAAATGAGTCAATCAGCTCTTGGTAAAAAAATTACCGATGAAACAAAAAAGAAGATGAGTGAATTTTGGAAGGGTAAATTAAAGACCTCCGAAACAAAAACTAAAATGAGTGAATCCGCAAAGGGTAAAAATAATAATTATAAAAGATATTTAGAACGAACCGGATTACCTCACGCTAAATCTAAACCTGTTTTACAATTTTCATTAGACAATGAATTTATTAAAGAATGGACGAATGCTTTAATTGCTTCAAAAGAATTAGAATTATCTTACAAAGCAATAAATAATTGTTTAAGGAAAGGATATAAAAAGTCACAAGGTTTTATTTGGAAATACAAATAATTTTTAGTATCTTTAAGAAATATAAATAAGTTTTATATTACCCAAATACATTAGAAAATGGATTATAAAAAAATAAAAAGAAAAGAATGTTTATTTGAGATCATTAATGATGTCACAAATGGCATGGACATATACAACCATAATGGATCTTTTTGGTTAATTAATACCGAAGAATTAAAATGGATGGTTGAATTTACTAAAGAAAAAACATTGTGGTATAACTACAATTTATTTAAATCTTTATTTAAGGGAATATCTTTAGATCTTATGGAAAATCAAGAATATATAACCGAATGGTTTGAGTCAAGATTTCTTAAACCTGAGGTGGTTGAAGATACCATTCAAAATGGGGTGAGACACACCAGCATAACAAATGCTAATGCTGAGAAAAGAGTTGAAGATACCATTCAAAATGGGGTGAAACACACCGAAGAAAGTAATCCGTGGATGTGCATGGGTGTTGAAGATACCATTCAAAATGGGGTGAAACACACCAATAAAGCGATTATCCGTATTAATAGTGTAGTTGAAGATACCATTCAAAATGGGGTAAAACACACCAATCGTACGTTGGAACCATTGAGCATTATAGTTGAAGACACCATTCAAAATGGGGTTAGATACACCTCTACTTACTATTCTGAACAACCCGATTCAGTTGAAGATACCATTCAAAATGGGGTGAAACTCACCTCAGATATAGGGAAAGAGAACGCAACACGAGTTGAAGATACCATTCAAAATGGGGTGAAACACATCAAGGTAAATCATCATCCATTGCATCAGATAGTTGAAGACACCATTCAAAATGGGGTGAAACGCACCAGAAGGAACTTCAGGAAGAAACACCAAAGAGTTGAAGACACCATTCAAAATGGGGTGAAACGCACATCTACGGTTGGTCATCTTCATCCGGAACTGGTTGGAGATATTATTCAAAATGGGGTGAAATACACCCGAATGATAGAGGAAGAAGATTCGTTTGAGGTTGAAGATGCCATTCAAAATGGGATAAAATACATCTCCAGTTCTGTTGGAAACTGTAAATATGATGTTGAAGATATCATTCAAAATGGGGTGAAAGAAACCATCCAAAATGGACAAAAGAACAAGTTGAGAGTTAAAGATACCATTCAAAATGGGGTGAAGGAAACTGAATTACATAAAGGGGTTAGACCATTGGCAGTTGAAGATACCATTCAAAATGGGGTGAAACGCACCAATCGTTCAAGTACAGATTGTCCCAAAAGCGTTGAAAATACCATTCAAAATGGGGTGAAGTACGCCTTTCCATTGTCAAAACTGACAGTCACTTCAGTTGAAGATACCATTCAAAATGGGGTTAAAGAGATCGGGGATATTTGTCTACGACGAAGCAGCGTTGTTAAAGACACCATTCAAAATGGAGTTAAACACACCGTTATTGGTGACATCTTTAATGATTGTGCGGTTGAAGATACCATTCAAAATGGGGTGAAACACATCGAGATTGGGTGGGCACAATATAATAAAGTTGAAGATGCTATTAAAAATGGGGTGAAAAACACCAGTCCAAAGATTTTTGAAAATAAGAAGCTTGTTGAAGATACCATTCAAAATGGGGTGAAAAACACCCTGTTTTTGCCTGAATCGATTCAATCAGGAGTTGAAGATACCATTCAAAATGGGGTGAGAAATATTTCCCCAATGACACAATATATTGATTGGCAAGTTGAAGAAATAATCCAAAATGGGGTGAAAAACACCATAGATCTTAAACTTTCACGAGAAAACACTGTTAAAGATACCATTCAAAATGGGGTGAAACACACTGAAGATGGTGATTGGTTAGATGGTGATGAAAGGTTTAATGATATTATCCAAAATGGAGTGAAACACACTTTAGGGACAGAATATATGCAAAAATCAATGGTTAATGATGTTATTGAAAATGGTATGATTAATTTAAAGAAATAAAAAATGATAAAAAGAGAACACTTACAATTTATTTACAATCGTCTTATTAACATATACGGTGAAAAACCTACCTATGACTACATGATCAGATTAAAAGTCATATTGGATGAAATTGAATTAAAGGAAATTAATGACAACATTAATAGGATGAAAGTTGAAAACAATGAAAGATCTGAAGTAATTGTTAAATGTGTTGACAATTGTACCTGTATGTCTGTTGACAAGTTCAATGATGATACCGATTATTACATAACGTTTTATAAAACTTATGGGAATAAATCTTTGTGGAATAGAGTTAAGGAAGCTTGGAAAACCATTAGAGGTTTAAACTCAGATTTAAATGAAATTGTTTTAACCAAAGAAGATTATCAAAAATTAAGAAATTTTTAAATATGATCAAAAAAACTTTTTATCGGATTAATAAATGGTTTGAATTAAATCTTGGTTGGTTTTTTGTGAACGGAATAAAACAAGAAGTTTGGGAAGAATACTTACGTAAAAAATATAAAAATGGAAATAGAAAAATTTGAACAGGCAAAAATAATCAAAGAAAATCTTGATAGATTGGAAAGACAAAAATACAAACTAGAAGGTGCTCTTAAAGGTTGTGGGTTGGGGGTAAAAATTGAGTTTACGAATCCTGGACCGTTTATGGTAAAAGGTGATGTAAGTTTTAATAACAAGGAGATTATCATAGAAATGATATCCAAAGAACTTGAAAGATTGAATAAAGAAATAGAATTGGTAAATAAAGAATTTGAGTTAATATAATTGAAATGGATAAACTACAACAACTATGTAAGTATATCTACGATTCTTCTGTTATGAGTTATAATGGTAAAACCAACCCTAACAAACAGGTTCTTAACATTAAACAATTGATCTTAACTTATATTAAGAATGAAATAACACCATGTGAACTAACGGATCAGGAAAAAATATCTTACATTATTGATAATGAAATGGAAATTACTCTTGCGGTTTCAAAAGGTCATCAAGCCAATAATGGTGATCAATATCAGGAAGCAAGAGTTAAGATTAAAGAATATCGGTTAGAATTAGGTTTAATAAAAAAATAAAAGTATATTTGTAATATGGACAAAGTTAGAATTTATTTAGATGATGTAAGAACGCCAGTGGATCCAAGTTGGATCGTTGTACGTTCTTATGATGAGTTCGTTCAAAAGATCAACTCAATTGGGTTGGAGAATATTGAATTAATATCGTTGGATCACGACTTAGGTGATAGTGCGATGGCGGAATGGCACTACGGTGTTGTGAAAAACTACATAATCAATTACGATAACATCACTGAGAAAACTGGTATGGATTGCACCAAATGGTTGGTTAACCAATGGTTGGATGGTAAACCTGTAGTAGAAGTTGTGATCCACTCTGCAAATGCCGTAGGTAGCGGTAATATGATGGGATACATCAACAATTACAGACACTTGAATAGAATGCCTCAGAATTGTGTGAGAGTTCATATAGAACACACCGTATAAAACAAATGAAGAAGATAAAGATTTATTTGTTTGTCTGTTTGTACTATCTTAATGTGGTAAAACAATCTATATTAAATATATTTTTAAAGAAATGAGTGATTTAGAAAGATTAGAAAATCAATTAGAGGAAATTGAAATGGTTCGTTATAGAATGGAGAATGAAGGTTTCCACTATTGTTTCAAACATTACTCATCATTCAAAGAAGTTCAGGATGAAAAGTTCCACGAACTGAGAAGAAAGTATTTGGAGGTATCTCATGAACTTGATGAATATGTCCATTCAACGATCAACACATTGAGAGATAAAATTGATGGATTGGAAGACATCAATTAAATAAATAAAATAATATGACACTAGGAGAATTTATTAAGAACTTTAGTCATAACAATATCATTAGGTTACATTACAAGGAACCTAGTGGTACTGGACTTGTATTGAGAGATTGGAACGATGTTTCAATGGACCACGAGATTTTAAAAGGTAAGGGTAAAAACCGACATTACATTAACAATGAGGTATTGGGACTAACGGGAATTAATTTCGGACAGGGATATACTCATTATCCTGAAGCAATTAACATAGTAATTGAGAGATTAGAAAACCAACCTATGATTGAGGAAACTCCTGACGAAACTGAATTTAATACCGAAAGTTGTGAATAAATTAGATAAACAATAGAAAAATATGAACAACCTAGATAAATCATACCAATCACTCCTTCAAGACATTCTTGATAACGGAGTAAAAAAAGAAACTAGAAACGGAGGAACATTATCTGTATTCGGTAGACAGATTCGTCATAATATGAAAGATGGATTTCCACTTCTTACAACCAAGAAGATGGCTTGGAAAACTATGGTAACTGAATTACTATGGTTTTTAAGAGGTGATACCAACATCAAATACCTTGTTGATAATGATTGTCATATTTGGGATGGTGATGCTTATAAGAGATATGTTGATAGTGATGAAGTAAGATGGCCAAAGAGTAAAGAAGATTTTATTGAACATATCAAAACAGATGATGAGTTTGCTAGAAAGTGGGGTGATTTAGGTCCTGTGTATGGTAAGCAATGGAGAAGTTGGCATACAGGTTGGGATGTAGTTGAAGATAAGAGTAAAGAGGCAGGTGTAAGAAGGATTGAGTACGGAATTGACCAAATCGCAAACCTAATCCGTGACCTTAAAACAAACCCAGACTCAAGACGATTGATGGTTAATGCTTATAATATTGGAGAACTGGACACGATGGTGCTTCCACCTTGTCATTATGGATTTCAATGTTATACAAGAGAGTTGAGTTTGGAGGAAAGATATGAGTTGATGAAAAAATTAGATAACTGGGTGTCAGTTCATTACAAAGAACCTAAAACAATGGAATATATGGATAAACATAATATCCCAACCAGAGCAATCTCTTTAATGTGGGTCCAACGCAGTGTCGATTCGGCACTTGGATGGCCGTATAACGTCAGCTCATATTCTTTGTTACTTATGATGTTGGCAAAACAAGTCAATATGGTTCCTGATGAGGTTATTTGTAGTTTAGGTGATTGTCATATCTACTTAAATCATATAGATGGTGTTAAAGAACAATTAACAAGGGAGTCATATCCATTACCGAATGTTAGATTATCTGAAAGGGCAGTAAATGATATTTCAGAATATACTTTGGATGATATTGTTTTAGAAAATTATCAATCACACCCAAAAATATATTTCCCGTTATCAAATTAATTTTAGGTACACACTGATGATTTATGGTGTCAGTATTCTGATTTACCAAGTGTAATGTCTTACGATATGCCAAAAGAAAATAAATACCCCGATAATGCAGTATGGAGTGAGGAGAAGGGTTATTATGCCCATCTTCTTCCATATGCAACAAATGTTGGGTCTCCGGTCATAATTCCTGATAATGTATCAACTTGGAAAAATGAAAAGATCCTTAAAACCAATCATTACTTCAATAAAAGGTATGATGAGATAAAGGAAGAGTATAATAAATTGGTTGATGAGTTTGAGTGGAATAGAATGGTTTACTCATCAAATTACAATTTCCAACCTGTTGTTGGGGAAAAATATTACCTATACCGTAGAAATAATGGGGAATATTTCTTATCATTAATAAGACCAACTGAATGGAGACAAGAGTTTGTTGGGGAGTTTGAACTGGACTCAGAAAATAAATGGATTAAAAAAAATTAAAATGTCAAAATTAAACGAAAACATTGAATTATTTAAGTGTTATGTGAGAGCATCACACTTCACAAAAAAAGAAGAAGATAAGGACGATTATCACAAAGCTTATGCATTTGCAGTTCAATCATTGGCGGGTAAAATATTAACATTTCATGTTATGACTGATTATGGAATGTTAAGATCAAGAGTCCCAATATCTGAAATTTTTATGGAAATACCTAAAAATGATATTCCATTTGATTTTAAACAATTATGGGATTGTTTCTCTGAAAATGTAAGTGTTATTACCTATGATTATCTTTATGAAAAAAGATGTCAGGTCGCATTAAAAGACGGGTCAAAAGTTTGGGCTACTTATCTTATGACAGTAGACTGGTATAGAAATCCATATTCTGATGAACCATCTGATTATAAGTGTGGGCATATACTAATTGCGGATGATGGTTATCTACTTTGTCAACCTAACAACAGAATATATTGGAAAGATTCAAATTGGGTGACCAAACCATTCCCAATAGAACCATCAAGTTTAAAAGTTGATACACACATTGAGTCAGTGGAAGCTCAATCGGATAAATGGGTATCTGAAGATTCAAACAACTATTATTACGAAATAAAAAACACAGAAAATAAATTATAATATTATGAATTACGGAAAAGAGTTTAGAAGTTTTGCAAAAAGCGAAGGGATTAGTTCAATGGCATTAGATCAGTTTGAAGCGTCATTAACACCATACATTTTGGAGGAAAGAGAGTTACGTGCGACTCAAATTGATATCTTCTCAAGGTTGATGCGTGATCGTATATTATGGTTATCAGGACCTGTAAATCAAAATATGTCTGATATTGTACAAGCTCAATTATTGTTTTTGGATTCTGTGGAGAAGAAAGACATTACGTTGTATCTTAATAGTCCTGGAGGATCTGTGATGTGTGGTCTTGGTATTGTTGACCTTATGAACTATGTTAGTTCTGATATTGTCACAACTAATTTAGGTATGTGTGCATCAATGGGATCTGTTTTACTTTCTTCAGGTACCAAAGGTAAAAGATCATCTTTAATTCATTCTAAAGTAATGACTCACCAAGTAAGTCATGGTACACAAGGAAACATTCAAGACACACGTATTGATCAGATGGAAGGTGAAAAATACAATTACATCTTATTTAAAATTTTGGCTGAGAATTGTGGAAAAACATTCCAAGAGGTGTTGGACTTCTCTGAAAGAGACAGATGGTATAACTCAGATGAGGCAATGGAGTTTGGGTTAATAGATGAAGTTATTGGAGTTGATAAAAGTAAGAGTATTACAAATTACTTAGATGGATTTGATGAATACTATAAAAAGGAAGTATTAAAAATTAAAAAATAAAAAAAATGACAGAAAAAATAATTTTAAAAGAAACGGTTACTACGGGTAGACCTGTAGTAGAAAAAAAACCAAAAAAAAGGACTTATAAACCTAGAAAGAAAAAAGTAATAACTGAAGAAAATTTGGATAATCATCAAGTTGATAACTCAGAAAAACCATATGTTACAAAAAGTGAAGAAAATAAAATAGTAAAGAAGGTTGGCAAATATTGTATTGGTGCTGGCGAAGGGTTTTGTATTCATTTTGAGAAAAAACCAAATTGGTTACATAGAAAATGTATGAAACTATTTCTAGGATGGAAGTGGAACGATTATAAAACTAAATAAAAAAATTAGTGTAATGGGTAAAATAAATGTCATTGATGATTTAAAAGGTAATTACGAATATTACCTTACCATCGGGAAACTTAGAAAGTTTTTGGAGGATCATCCTGAATTACCTGATGATGCTCTTGTTCTTGCCCAAAGAGTTGAAGATAAGTATTATGAGCAACACGGATGGGGTGTGGTATTGAAAGAAGGAGAACAGTATAATATGTCTATGACCCATAATGCCCGAATGGAAGAAGAAATCCAAAGGAGAAAGAATGGAGAAGAACCAATGTACTATGTGGATGATCCTTCAAAACATATTCATGAGTTAACTGATGATTTGAAAGACCAATACCATCCTGCATTTTGTTGTGTAAAATATACAGATGACGACAATCTTTATTTGGATTTACACTATTAATTTTGTATATTTGTATTATGAAATTAACTATCATATCAGACACACACGGAAAACACAAACACGTACACCACGATTTACCTGGTGGTGATTTGTTAATCCATGCGGGTGATATTAGTTCTATGGGTTACGAACACGAGATACGTGAGTTTGCTGCTTGGTACGATAAAATCGTAACCTATGACCATAAAGTATTCATTGCAGGTAATCATGATTGGGGTTTTCAAAACAATGTTGAGAAAGTAAAAGATATATTAACAGGGTACAAGACTATTGAATACGTCCAAGATGAGTTAATGACTACACAAGATGGTGATGGTCCTGAAGTTAAAATTTGGGGATCTCCTTGGCAACCTGAGTTCTACAATTGGGCATTTAACTTACCACGAAATGGTGAAGAGTTGAAAGCAAAATGGGATATGATTCCTGAAGGTATTGATATATTGATTACTCACGGACCGGCTTGGGGAATATTAGATGATGTTGAAGGTAACCGCAATGTTCACTTGGGTTGTGAATTACTTGCGGAGAGAATCAAACAAATCAAACCTAAGATCCATATCTGTGGTCATATCCATACTGGTCATGGACACTACTTTGATGGTCACACACACTACTTCAATGCGTCTGTATTGAACGAACGATATCTTTATTCACATACTCCATGGAATATTGATTGGGACCCTATAACTAACGAAATTAAATTTATATAATGGAACAACCAAGAATAATCAACAACAGAATATTCTATGATGAGAGAGGATCATTTAGTCCTCTTTCGTTGTTTGAATTAGACAAGGAATGGAAACAAAGTAATATTAGCGTGAACCCAAAAAAGTTTACATTAAGAGGATTACATTATCAAACAGGAGAAACCTCCCAAGCAAAATTGGTAAAGGTCATTAATGGTAGAATTTTAGATTTTGTGGTGGATTTAAGGAAACCACTTAGATCGTATAATAACTGCCAATTTTTTGAAATGAAAGGTGGTGATGAATTAATTGTCCCAAGAGGGTTTGCTCATGGGTTCATAACATTGGAAGAAAATATTATAGTACAATATTTGGTTGATAATGATTACAGTCCAAAAACTGAAGGATCGTTATTGTGGTCTTCATTTTCTGAGATTAAAAATGAGATATTAAGGTTAGATAGTACGTTTGATGAATCTAGTATT